CCGACAAAGAATCATGTTTACACCAGGTATTACTCACCCTGGAAAGCTGGCAAGCTGCCGCCCGAAATAAAATTTGTAAAAGCCCTGCCATCTGATAACCCTTCGCCGGAGGTTGCCGAATGGATGGAAAGGATGCTAAAGGGTAGTGACGAAACGACTAAGCAGCGACTTGTTTACGGTAATTTCGATTACGATGATGACCCGGCCCGGCTGATTGATAACAATAAGGCTACAGATATTTTCACTAACGATCATGTGCCTATTGGCCGGAAATGTATAACGGCAGATATAGCCCGATTGGGTGGGGATCGAATAGTTATAATCGAATGGGAAGGTATGAGAGGTAAAGTATCTGCATATGAGAAACAAAAACTAACGGTATCAACTACTGCAATCGAAGCGGCCAGGCACCGGATGGGTTGCGGTAAATCAGATGTATTGGTTGATGCCGATGGCATGGGTAGCGGGGTTGAGGACTTTGGAGGGTTCAAAGGATTTATAAATAATGCCCGTCCGATGGCAGACCCAAAGAAGCCGGTTGATGCTAACGGTAAGCCTACAGTTGAGAACTTCGATAACGTAAAAAGTCAATGCGGATTTAGGATGGCCGAAATAATTAATAATAATGGCTTATATTTGGAGTGCGAAGAGTGGATGAAGCCGCTAATAATTGAGGAACTTGGTCAGGTAAAACAAAAACTTTTGGATAGCGATTTAAAAAAAGGTTTGATGCCTAAAGATAAAATCAAAGAAGCTATCGGCAGATCACCTGACTTTTGGGATGCAATTTTAATGCGGATTTGGTTTGAACTGAAACCGAAATTTATGGTAACGGCAACGAGTACGGCAGCATGAGAAAAATACTTTATATTTTTTTAGTACCTTTGTATTTGTGTGAATGGGTTATTGACCTACTCCACAAATTTTGCGTTTCATTCCATGAATCAGTAAAAGAACTAACATTATCCCTTGAAAAATATATAAATGAGCCTACTAAGCCGAAGCCTTCAAAGTAAGGCTATGCCACTTATTCCCGGTGCTTCTTACCAGCTTATAAACGGCAGGCTCATTTCTTACACCGATAACCCCGCTAATTATCTTGCAAAAGGTTACGATATAAACGATATAATTTACAGTATTATCAATCTCATAACGGATAAGATTAGGGTAGCACCCTGGGGAATTTATCAGATACAAGATGAAAATTCATATAAGCAATTACAGGCATTACAACGGAAAAAAGATTGGACGGCGAAGGATGAACGTAGTGCAATTAAATTACAGGCCAAAGCATTAACCCCGGCAAAGAACCCCGGTAAGTGGGGCGACCTGATAAAGTACCCGAACCAATATAGCGGATTCAGCGACTTTATAGCTGACGGACATGGTTACAGGTTACTGTTAGGAAATAAGTACACATGGGCTGATATGATAAAAGCCGGGGCTAACAACGGCACCCCTAACGAACTTTATTTATTACCGGCTCAGTATATAGATATTTTTGCTACCGATACTTTTCCGAATAGCGTGGTAAAATACGGGGTGAGTATTTGGCCGGGTGCGCAGTATAATCCTACTGAAGTATTACACGAAAAAGAATATAACTATAATTGGGATATTAACGGGAACCAGCTATACGGAACTTCACCACTAAAAGCAGCTTTAAAATTAATTCAAAGAAATAATAGCAGCCTTACGGCTTCTGCATCTTCATTCGATAATGAAGGTGTGAAGGGTATCTTACACATGAAAACTCAACCCGGCCAAGTTGACGGGGAGGATTTGATAAAAGAAGTTAGCAACCTTAAACAAACCATGATGACAGAGTGGGTGGGCGCGGTTAACCGTAACCGTATCGGATTATCAGGGTATGATGTTGGATGGTTACCGATTGGGCTTAATAGCCAGGAGATGCAGGTAATTGAATCAGAGAAATGGGATCTTCGTAGGTTGTGTTCTATTTTCGGGGTGCAGTCACAGTTATTAAACGATCCAGATAATAAAACATATAGCAACCAAGAGGAGGCCGAGAAATCGTTAACGACCCGTTGCGCATTACCTGCATTGACTTCCGCAAGGGATTCTATAAATAGAAAAGCGGCTAAAGATTGGGGTTTGAAGCAAGGATTAGTTATCGACTACGATATGTCGGTGTATAGCGAATTGCAGCAGGACGTTTCAAAAACAGCAGACTGGACCGGAAAACTATTAGCGGTTTCACCTAACGAACAACGTGAGTTATTAGGACTTGCTTCATTGGATTTTCCTGAAATGTCAGAACCTTGGGTTCAGCAAACAGGTCGGATTCCTTTATCAGAGTTTCAAATGAATGAGGTTGATAATGCTTTGAATAATGATCCCAAAAAAGATATATAACGATAGGCCGGATATAAAGGAAAAGGTGATGGATGTTTACCCGGTGACGAAAAAAGAACGGCGGGGGTGCCAGATTGAAAAGGCAAGGAATGAAGGTAAAAGGTTTGAGTTAGCTAAAAGATTATATCAGGGAAAAGATTGATAAATGAATTAAAAAAAGAGAAAGTAATGCCAAGAGAAACTATTGAAGTTCAAACAGACGAAGGAACAATAAGAACAAGTACAGGTAAATGAATCGTAACGAAATCATATTACAGTATACCCGGGTTAATCGAGCCTTTGAGAAACAATACCTCCCAAAGGTGAGAAAAGCCCTGCATATAAAAGTGCAGAAGGTTATTAACGACCTGAAAGATGGGGGCTATAACTTTGCTATAAATAATCTTTCCACCGATATAGGGAACGGAACCTTAGCTGGTGAGATAAAAGACTTATACGTTAACGTTGGCCTTCGTCATGCAAGGTTAACATACCGCAGGTTACAGCTTGATGTAAAAAAGGGTTTTGGGTTTAACGAATCTTGGGCAAAATTTATTTTAGATTACCTGAATAGGTTTTTAGTTGAAAAAATAACTTTTGAGGTATCGAATACCCTTCGTAATGCTTTAATGAAAGCCCTTACAGCTGGTACGATGTCGGGGTTATCGGTTGACGGCATGATTGCACAGCTTGAAGATTGGCCTTTTGAAAGATACCAGGCCGCCCGCATAGTTCGCACAGAAGTTAACAGGGCGGCTAACGTTGGGGCTACAGCGCAATCAGAAACGAGTGAGTACGAAGAGCAAAAGGAATGGGTATCGGTTGAGGACTTCAGGACAAGGGGGCATAAGCCTTCTGACCATGCGGACCATGTAGAACTTAACGGGGTGCGGATAGATAGCGGAGATCATTTTACGGATATTCGTAACGGTGATAGGCTGCAATTTCCTGGAGATCCTAACGCAAGTGCAGCCAGTACAATTAACTGCCGGTGTAATGCAGTTTATTTGATTAAGAGAGATATAAACGGGAACCCAATACCAAAAAGAAAATCAACATCAGTAATTTACCCCGGCCAGGTATTCCGGGGGCAAACTATAGCAATATAAAAATATAAGTTATGGCATATACATTCACAACAAACGGCAGCTACATTGATTTTAAGGATAGCGGGGTACTGGTTCGGAAGTTATCAACTGACTCCCGTTGTATCGAGTGGGGTTATGATAATACTACACCTTTGATGGTATCGTTCGAGATTGATAATTTGGATTACCCAAATATCAGAATTACGGATATTTCCTTTGACGGGGTTACGTGCGCAACTCAGGCCGATTTCGGGACTAATATTGCGACCATGTTCCCGGGATATGCTTCAGGTGGCGGTGTCGGCTACCCAGCCGGTACGAAAATGTATCTGGCCCTCCTAACCCAAACTGGCACTAACGCTCCTGTTGCTACTGTATTGCAGAATACTTTGGGGGGTACGGTGGTGTGGAGTTATGATGGCAGTGGGTTATATACAGCAACAAGAACAGGAGCGTTTACGGCTAACAAAACAATTATTTTTATAAATACAGGAGTACCGGACGCATTTTTAATTTTTTCCGCAAAATGGGTTGATGCAAATAGTGTTCAAGTCGGTTCGGCAGATATTGAAGGACTTTCTTACGTGAATGGGTTATTATTAAATACATCAATCCAAATCATCGTTTACCCCTAACCCATGACAGGCAAAACAACGATAAAAAATTAAGATATGAAAAACATTTTAGAGTACAAAGGAGTAAATGCGGGTGAAAACTCTATAAAAGATATTGACGAAAAGGCCGGTATAATTACCGGGTACTTCTCAATATTTGGTAACAAGGATAGTGATAATGATGTTATCGTTAAAGGGGCTTATAAAAAAACCCTTTCAGAAAATTACAATCGTGTTAAGCATCTTTACCAGCATGATGCTTTTAAACCCCTATCTGGTGTAAAAAATGGTATGCTAAAGGTTAGTGAAGATTCAACCGGACTTTATTTTGAATCTACTATTTCTCAAACTTCCTGGGGCCGGGATGCTATAAAGCTATATGCAGACGGTGTAGTTGATGAGCATAGTGTAGGATTTCAGACCGTGAAATCGGTTGACCGGGATAGTTACCGGGAGATAACAGAAATAAAACTTTGGGAAGGTAGTACAGTTACATGGGGTGCTAACGATCAGGCCCGTTCGAAATCAGCGTTAAACGCTGAAGAACTTACTAAAAAGATGGATAGCGTAATAAAATCTATCCGAAACGGCAAGTACGAAAATGAGGAAATATTCGATAATCTTGAATATTATTTTAAACAATTACAACAATTATTTATAAATTTGACAAACAAATCAGAATCATCCACTCAACCCGAATTATCAGTTGAGCCGGTAGAGGCGATAAAGTCAATAGACAACTTTATTAAATCACTTTAAAACTCTACCGAGTTATGGAATTAAAAGACCTTGAGGTAAAATTAGCAGAGCTAAAAACCTCTTTAGAAACCTCCCTTACCCAAAAGGCGAAGGATGAAATCACAACACAATTAAAATCAATTAGCGATGACATCGCTACATTGAAAGCCGCCACTCCAAAAGCAGACCCTAAGGTTGCTGAATTGGAGAACACGATCAATGAATTAAAGGCCGCCGCTGAAA